TTGTGCGTAGTGATACAACAGCGTTGCGGATATCTGCAACTGTCATTGTGTCTACTGGGAGAATTGCTGATGATGCAGTTGGAACAGTTCCTGAAGGACCGTTTGCGTAGATTACGTTAGTTCCTGCGGACAGGACCTGACCTACTACGTTGTCAATAGAATCTGCTGCGTTGTAAGCGATGATGTCAGCAAGTGCTGAGTCAACATCGTTAAATGAAGTTAGGTTTAACTTCTTTGTTGTTGTAACTGCTGAACCGTATTCGTTCAGTGTTACTGTAACCTGTGAAGGGTTACCTAGTGCGATGCTTGAAACATCTGAAGATTCTGTCAATGTAGATGTAGCCTGAGCCAAATCTGAATAGATTGAGAATACAACTGATGATCCTGGCATAGCCTGTTGCACGGGCTTAACATCTGCAAGTGAACGCATAACAGGAATGGAACGTAGTGCCATTCTTACATACTGATCGTATGCTGCTTGTACGAGGTTGCTGATGCTAGACGTGGTAGTGGGGGTACCTGTTGGGATAGCCATTTGGTCTAGCCTTTCTTGTTTAGGATCGGATTAGAGTCCAGACAACTTAATGACTTCATCCAATTCTTCACGGCTATTTGCATTCATTAGTTTCTGCATAATGTTGTCGTTGTGTGCAGGAGATGATCCTGACTCGACAGCATTAGTCATACGCTTGTACGCAGCCGCTTGAGCTGGGTCTACATTATGTGTTGCCTGGTTTTGGCTTACTTCAATACCGAAAACATCGGCATATTCTGCAAGCCATTTAGACACGGACTCCTCAGTTGGGTCAATGTCCTGTGGGATAAATGAAGCAATTTTGCTATTTACCCCACGACTTTCGAGGGCATCTTTAATTGCTCGTTCTCTTTGCGCTTTATTAAGATTTTCAAACTGTGCCTTTAGTTCGGACAGTTCCTTATCTTTTGCTTTAGTAGCCTTGCGCAGTTGTTTTACGAGATCATTGCTGGTGTCTTCGGTATCGAAGTCATCTTCCTCGTAGTCGTAATTGGACATAGGTCCTTCTCCCATTCTTTGTTAGTTTGACGCAGGCCTCACAATCACCTTGGGGTGGGTGGTGTGGCTCCTACTACTGGTTTTGTTATCGCTCCAACGGACCAGTCGTCCCGTTGGCAGGCTTTTTATTTAATAAGCGCCAGCACGATCTCGTGCTAATGCGCCAGATGATATTCCGCTTTGACCACTAAAGGTGGCCTTTTCAAGTCCAGTAATCTTCTGTCGTTGCTTACGTGCTTCTTGAGCACCTTGCAACTTAAAGATTTCTTGTTCTGCTGATGTCTGTGTGTATGGGTCTTCTCCATAGATTGAAGCTAGTTGTGAACCACGCTGCAGTCCGCCACCAATTGCTTGGTATCCCTGTGCTGCAGTGGCCCCTGTAATACCCAACGTTGCCAACTCTTCAGCACGACTTAGGCCACTTGTTAATCCTTCTTGCTTTGCAGCAACGCCAATTTCAGCAGCAGTAATCTTGCGCTTAATTGAATTAATAGCATTAACTGGGTCAAGTGCATAAGCCAAGATATCTCCATTAGAGATACCTGGATAAAATTCTTTGAGCGTCTTAGCAATCTCTGGATTGGCATTAAGTACGCGATCTTGTGCTGTAACGATACGGTCTTCTAACTCTGTAGAGGACACATCACCACTGATAAGTGACTCAAATCCTTTTTGGATTCCCATATCACCTTTAGCATAATACTCTGGAGGTAACCCTCTGCGACGCATTACCTCTTGGTAAGCATCTTCTTTAGTAATGTATTCAAACTCAGATAGAGCACGAAGGCCATTCTTGATGCGAGCCTCATTAGCAGCAAAACGCTTCTTATAGGCATCTGTCTCACGTAGGCGAATAGTAAATTCTGAAGGTGACACACCTGATGTGATGAGGTCTTTTAATGGAGTTACTAAAGAACCAAGACCATAGCGGTCAAACTCTGCATAAAGTAAATCATAGGCAGACTGACGACCAGCTTTATCTTGTGCCGCTTTTGCATCTGCCGCAATTTGTTCTGCAGTCTTTAATCCAGTCCCTGAACCAGCGATACCGTTTACTCCAGCAATTGGAGTTGCAGTAAATGGTGTTACTTTTCCAGACGCATCTGTTTTAATTTTTGCACCGTATGTTTGAAATTGAAGACCACCATCAGCATCACCTTGTGCTTTGGCAACGGTTACGCTTTGACTTCCGTCTGGATTGGTTGTAACTTTGTAACCGATAACATCTGGATCATTGCCAAATAGAGTTCGGTATTCTGGTGGTAATGTTCCAGGGGTATAACCTTCCCTCATAAACATATCAGCATCTGCAATACTAGCACCTGCTACTGGTTGGCCTCCACCAACAGGAGAGAATAATTCTGTTGTTGGAAATTGAGCGTCAGCCGCGTTTACATCAAGTTCAGTTGCTGCTGCATCTAAAGCAGCTTGCACTTCTGCTGCAGTTGCAGGAGTAGTTGGAGTGCTTCTACGGCGACGACCAAATGTGGCACCTTCGTCAATTAGCATATCTTCTCTAGCCATTTATTTACCCCTGGAATCCGAAGTTACGAAGAACTGTAAGCGCACTGTCTGATACTTCCTTACGAGCATTACCTGTGTATTGCCATCGAGAATCTTGACGCAACGCCTTTGAATAATCATATAGATTAACATCACCCTTATCACTGATACCCATACGAAGCGTTGGGTCATTAAGGTCAATTTGGCCTTCATCTAGTTCTAGGATATTAGCCATAGTCTTACGGTACGGAGAATAGATTTCATCAAGGTCAATACCTTGACCCAATAGATCGCGTACAAATTGTGGCTGACCAATGGCAGCAAGTTTACGAACATCCTGCTCTAAACGAGTTGGGTCTAATTCACCTAACGTTAAACGCTGCAATGTATCTTGAGCAGTAGCTGGAGTTCCATCTGCGTTGCGTGGAAGGATATCTTCAATTCTAAATCCGTTGCGCTTAGCAAGTTTCTGGAGTCCTTGATAATTCTGTAATGCAAGACCACTGTAATCTTCCGTAATTTTTCCAGCAATCATTCCAGCCATTGGACGAATACCACTGACAAGACGACGAGTCTTAACAGACTCATCTGCATCTTGATTATGGATATACAAGTCTTCAGCAATTAATTTTGCCTGACCTTCATCAAGGGCAGAACCAAGAGTACGTGCTTGCTTAATAAGGTCGTTAGTAATTTGAGCAATCTTCTGTTCATAATCAGTAGTTCCCTTGGCATTACCAGACTTAACTAAGTCCTGATAGTTAAACTTTTGTAGATAACGAGCTTTGATTTCTTTAGAGTTCTGGCGATACCAAGGATCGTTTTCAACCTTTTGCTTGAATAGGTCAATGTCAATTTTGCCATCAACATATTCTTTAAGAAGCTTACCCAAGGAATCTACATTGCTAAAGATAATATCTGGAAGATTATAGTCTGTTTGAGCCTTAGCAAGAATCGCATCATAACCTTTAACTACAGAACCACCGACAGGAGGACGAGTACTAGCTGCTGTAATTCCAGCAATTGTAGTTGTGTCTACGCCGTCATATTGTGGGAATGCTGTTGTTGAAGCACCACCAGTTGTACCACCAGTTGCACTAGGTGTTGGCTTTGTTTTGCCACCCGAACTTGGTAAAGGTGTCTTGGTTAAAGTATCTTTGACAGGAGCAGGTGTTTGAACAGGCGCAGGTGTAGCAGCAACTACAGGTGCTTGTACTGGAGTACCAGTAGGCCCTCCTGTTGTTGTAGTTGCTGTTTGAGCAGTAGGAGTTTGTAATACTTTATTACCAGCAAGACGAGCAAATGCAGCAGTCTTTGAAATTAGTGGAGTTCCAGTAGCCTTTGGATAGGTCTGTGAATACTCTTGTGCCAATACATCTAATTTCTTCTTGATTCCTGGACCTTTGCCATCTGGATCAAATGGGTCCAACAAAATATCATATTGTTCTTTAAGTCTAGCAAACTCAGATTGAATCTCTGGAAGGCGACCTCTAGCAGAAGTTGCGTCTGTCTTACCCTGCTCTTCTTCTACAACCCCTGCAGCTTGACCCGCTTCCTTACGCTTTGCTTCAACCTGAAGATTAAGAGCTTCATATTGTGCTTTAGCGGTAGCACGTTCTTCTGGAGTGTTATTGACGCTTTCCGCTTGTTCTTTGTAATAAGCAGCATCTTGTTCCATAGAAGGAATAGCATTAAGTGCTGAAATCTTTTTGATACTTGCAGCAAACTTCTTATCTTGAATAGGCTTTTTCTTTGGGTCAAGCTTTGGAAGTTTGTCAATAGTCTGGATGAACTTTCCATCTTTAACATAACCTACAAGAGATCCATCAATCTTTGAGTAAACGTTATCACGTGTACCCTTAAATGTAATTACTTGGCTAATCCAAGTATCAGGAGGTAACTTAACTGCCATTAGCGAAGTCCTCCGAACATATCTACTACGGTTGAGTATGCATCTAAAGCACGAGTTGCCTTAGCTTCATCACCTTGTGAAATCTTGTCAATTAAAAATTGCTGTGCTTCTTGAGCGCCAAAGCCGCCAGTTGTTTTTGAGCCAGTAGTCTGACCACCGCTAGTTGTGTATGAAGTGACCAGTGGATTTTTCTTCTGCTGAGCACGAATCATTGCTGTATATTTAGCAACCTCATCTGGGCTTGCCTTTGGGCGACCAGTTAAGCTCTTAACGATTCCATCAATCAAAGTCTTTGCAGACATATCATTGATTTCTTGGTCTTGTGTATAAGGTTTACGTGGGCCTGCTCCAGCACCAGCAGCACCCTGTTCACGTGTAAGGAATGTATTAAAATCTAATTGCTGGCCAATGAGGATTTCTTGGTTCAAATCATCGTAAGCCTTGAGATAGGCATTGCGAAGATCCTTGGTTGGCTTACCAGTCAAAGCACCAACTGAATAACCAGCTCCCTTGAGTTGATTACCAATACCAATAAGTTCCTGTGGACTCTTTTCTAAAAACTTACGGATAAGTTCTTTTTGAGTAGCCTTTTCAACGTTATTTGGATTAGCTGCAGTAGGAATACTCGAAGTGATGTATGAGATATCTGCAATACCGCCAGACAGAAAACCGCCAGATGAAGTGGCATCTGCTGTTCCAGCAACAGGTTGCTGTGGTACAACCTTACTTACTCCACTGCTTTTACCTACTGGCACTTTAGTCTCCGATCAATGATGCAAAGAGCACATCATATGCTGATTTAGTATTTGGATTGCTATTAGCTAGTTCTTGTAACTGAGCCTTAGCACCTGCTTGAAGAGCATTTTTACGATCTTGTGCTGCATCTGTTCTATCTGTAATAGATGAGAACTGTGCGCTGAAGTTATCGTATGATTGAAGCATCTGACGAAGCACAGAAACCGTCTTTGTCTTTGGAAGGTTCTTTTCGTTAGTGAGCATATTACGAAGGTCTGTCAAAGCTATCTCACGGCGAACATCTGATGCTCCACCTGATGCAAACTCTGTTTGCAACTGTGGTCGAACAGACATAAACTGACCAGACCAGTTATCCCACTTATCATTAATCATACGCTTTTGATCTACTGATGCAGTACTAGCAAGTAACTCTAGATAGTCTTTGCGTTGCTGGAAGTAGTACTGCTTATCTGTAGCAATCTGTGTCTCACGAAGGAAATCACCAACTTGCTTCTTGTTAAGGAAGCCTTCGTTCATCATAGTCTTGTAAGAGTCATAACTGAACTTACCGATATTTGGAATTAAAAACGCTGCTGCTTCTGGGTATTTCTTGAGTAGTTCTGTGTTGTTATCTACCCAGTTACCTGCTGCTTCGCCATACTTGATAACAGCAACCGTGTTCTTCTTGGACTCAGATACTGTGTATGGCATTTGCTTAGGAAAGAGCTTAATCCATTCCTCAGTAGCGCGTGTATAGTCACCGTTGTACTCAGTAACTAGGTTAGAGAATACCTGCTTAAAGCTTGTACGTTCATTGTCACGAACCCACCCAGCCATCTCAGATTTGAGCTGAACTGAAGGTGATGCTGGAAGGACTAGCGCAGTAAAGAAGCGCATACCCAAGATTGTCTGGGTTGTTGCCTTTAGTTTATCCTGATATTCCTCTAAATCTCCAGGAGACGGTGGCACATCAATACCTTGTGCATTCTTTGTAATCTTTAGTCCGTGGTCGGTAGCTTCTAAATAGGTAACTGCCTTGCGGAAAGCTGATGCGTACTGTGAATCACGCTCATCCTTGTTTAATGCTGCCAATGCACGGTTAATGTGGGCTGGCAAGATAGCGTTAATGATTGGTTGGTCTTCACCATAGGTACCGAATAGATACTTCTCTGATTCTTTGAGCGAAGGAACCAACTCATACATCATCTTGACTGGCAATGCTGCCAATGGACCAGAAAATGTTGGGAACAAAGAGTCTGGGTTCATAGATGGTGTAATCATATTAAGTTTTGCGCCAAACTCCACTGGCATTGGAACGACGAACGCACCCTTAATACCAAATGCTGGAACTAGTTTAGACATTGCTGCATAAACTGCCTGCATTCCTGGATAGATAAAGTAAGCCTCACCTTGGTCATCCTTTTGGATGAAGCCAGAGTGTGATACGCCTTCATAAGTCAGTGATAAACGTGCAATTGACTCTGGATTGTAACGAACACCACGCAATGCACGGCGATAAAAGTCTTCTGTTGCACGATAGTAGCGAGCAAAGTTACGCATTGTAAATGCTAACTGTGTACGAACCTCTGGATTATCCACATAAGCAAGCACTCGCTCTTTAGCAAGGTCCTGAGTTATCTCAATAATCTTGGCTTTGCCCTTGAGTTCAGCATCTTTAATCAAGATAGCCTTCTCGGCATCGTTTAACTTAGCGTTATTGCGAATAGGATCTGTAAGTATCTTCATATAACGTTCTTCTAAGCCGCCTGATTTCCAACGCTTACGCATATCAACAGCAGCAGAGAGAACCATTGGCTCACGTGACCAGCGAGCATTCATTTCGCCAACCCAATCCCAGTGCTTTCCTACAATCTTTCCAGCAGGGTTACCATCTGCGATAGGCATAATGCTTGGACCAGAGATAAACTGTGGTGCATCTTCTGCCAGCTTTGGCAAATCATCAATACCTAAGTCGCGGGTATTAATCTTAATCCCACCTTCAGGTGTACGAATTGTAACTTGATTCAATAGCTTCTGATTTACCTTATTCTGGCTATTTACAAATAGGTTACGAGTTGCTGCATAGACATTCTCAGCGTGTACCTTTACGTCAGCATTATTACCTGGACGATATAATTGGTAGCGAGCCTTTTGTGCTGCATATTCTGGAGAATCAATAAACTTAATAATCTGTCGTATAGCAAACTCTTTAGACTCTGGACTATCTGACATATAGCGAAGAGCAATAGAGCCAAGTGGGTCATTTCCAATAGCAGCAATGCTTGTTACCCAAGCGATCTTACCTTCTGCTGTAATTGGAGAATACTCACGGTAGTTTCCACCGCTATCCTTAGCGTATGTAACACCATCAATCTTATATTCACGAGATGTGCCGTACTTATCTACAGTACGAAGAGCATCTGTCCAGTGGTCAGCACCAGTGATGCCCTTCTTACCACCTTCGGCAACACCTGCAAGTAGTTCGTCAATAGTTCCAAACTCTGCCATCTCAGCAATGATCTCACGTGCTTGTGGGTCAAGTTTACCAAGGTACTTATCAGCCATAATAGCATCTGCCATAACCTTGCGAGCATCTTGTACAGTTTTTGCTTCTGCAAGTTTAGCTGCATATAGTTTACGGTCTGAACGCTTAATAAGTTTATTGATAACACCTAGAGTTTCACCACCTTGAGCAGTACGTAACTTGGTTGATAGACGCTTGCTTGCGACAAGACCCCAAGCACCATCGCCCACCGCAAGGTGAACCATTAAATCTTCAATAGAGTTACGCACAGCAAAGCGAGGACCAGCAAGAGTTAAGAATGACCAAGCAGACGTAATGTTTTCAGCCCATTTAGAATGAGATGCAATCATTATTTTGCTTGCTATTTGATAGCGGTCAACAACTCCGTCAAGATCTGTAATCTTAGGAACGGTCATACCTGACGCTAGTTGAAAATCAAAGATAGCAAATTGCTGGTCATTAAAATTAGATGGCTCAAAATAACGGTAGGTTCCATCATCATTAAGCACTGGTTTACCCTTAACGTCGCGTACTAAAATACGTGGAGCAAACAATTGCTCACGAGAAGAGTTAGCCAAATCGTCAAGAATGTTTTTGCCACCAGGGACTTTGTTTAACCCACGAATCTCAGCTACTGTATTGAAGACACCCATCATAATCTGACGCTTCTGTGCTTCATCTCCAGCCTTAAATGCTTCTGCAAATAGACGTGAGTTGTAACGAGTATTAGCAAGACGTGCTAACTGATAGACCTTCTCAGCAGAATCTACTGCGTTAGGGTCAAAGAAGTTATCACGGAAAAATGGAACTTTTGTAAACTTAGATGCAAAGCGGTCAATGCGATCTTGGACGTAATCCAATGGCATACGGAATGCACCATCTGCACGAATCTTGGCAGTCTTACGTTCAATCTCGCTAATGAGATTTTTTTCAGTTTGCTTCAAGAACTCTTTTGGAGTGTTAGCAGTTGCTGCTTCGCCTGTGCGTGTATCAATAAACTTTGCCTTGCTAACTAGCTGTGCTTCAATGCCACTAATAGTTGTCTGGTCAGTAAAGACTTCACGACTAACACGCTTGCCTGCTTGATCAAAGCGTAAAAGTTTATTGCCAGTAGTAACTGCTGCAATACGAGTCTGACGTGCGAGGTCCATACGTGGAAGCAATTGAACTTGACGGCCTGCTTGACCTTTGAGCGTACGTAATGCTTCTTCACTGCCAGCAAGAAAACCTTTCATAGTGCCAGCTTCAACTACGCCTTCTTTAAGCATAGCCTCAATGACATCATCGCCAAACTCAGGAGCAATACGCTTGAGTTCAATGCCTGCTTGCACTAAATCCTTTGGGTCTACGCCACCTTCTTTAACCGCTTTGCGAGCAATTGAGTAATTCTTCAACGCTCCAACATAAGCTTGGTCAAATCTTTGTACGCTTCCAACTTGAAATGCTTTTTGCACATTTCCAGCATCGCCAACAATGTTATCTAGCGCGTACTTTCCAACATCATATGCTTTTTTGGCTTTACCAAGTGCTAATGTTGGGTCTAGAAATACACGAAATGCTGCATCACCAAGACCAGAGATAGCCCTGTATGCAGCACCTGATCCTTCCCACTTTTGTGGAAGGATAGCGTTAGCAATAAATCTACCTGGAGAATACTTAGCAGCGTTAGCTGCATCTAGTGCATCTTGAAATAGTGGATCTTTCTTTTGTGCAGCTTTAGCAGCAATTTGTTTTTCTTCTTCAGTTCCAGTTGCAACAATCTGGTCTAGAGTCATACCCTCTGCAACTTTTCGTGCTACGGACATATACTGTGAACCAAAGATGCGTGTTGCTTCTGCCATACGTGATGGACTAAAGACCTTATCGCCCTTATCATTGGCTGTTGTCCACGCTTTACCGATATCAACCTTTTGGTCAACAGCAATTGCTGCTGTTCGGTAGGCACGTGTAGTTAAATCTGAAAGTTCTTGAACACCCTTGAAGGCTAATTTAACAGGAGCGGCAATGATATTAAATGCTGGCTCTACTGTGTAATGAAGTGCTGTTCCTAGCCATCCACGCTTTTGCTCAACGTTACCAAAGTTATCCTTCAAAGACTTCTGTTGCTCTGGAGTTAGCTTTGAATACTCTAATTTTGCAACGTCAGATGGAAGAGATGTTAACTTCTGGTGTGAATCTACAGCCTTGATGTAGCCATTGATCTGTTCTTGTTGCGCTGCGGTTAAACCAGCTTGAGAAGAGATAGCTTTAATGTTGTTGGAAGTTGATCCCACTACTGACCTCTAGATAAAGCCATCTGATAGAGAACAGTAATTTCTCCAGTTTGATCATATGGAAGTAACGCTGCAAGGGTATCTGACAATTTACCTTCGGCTGGTTTTGGTGGACCAGCAATGGTCATAATATCTTCGTCTTTTCGTTGAGTTGGTGCAAACATCCCTACTAGCGGGTCTTGCTTTACAGCACCAGCGACTTCTGCAATAGGTGTTGGTTTTACAGATGGCTTAGGAGAAGTGGAAGCACCTGCAATATCTTCAGCCATTGCCTTACGGTCACCGTAATTCTGTGACGGTGGCAAATCTTCACGTACGGAGAATTTTCCTGGACCGCCTATTTGTAATGGGCTATCTACCATCGGTATCCTCCTCTATCTTTTCTAAATCGTTTGAAAATTTTTCCCACACTTTGCTTACTTCTGAGTTTCGGTTAGCGTTGTAAACAGCTATCTCCATTAACTCTTCTGTAAATGCTTGGATTGCACTAAGAATGTTATGCAATAAACCTGCGAATATAACTAAAAAATCTGCGAAGTGTACTGAGCGTGGAACTTTGTTATTATTATCCACGCCCAGTACCTCCGTTAATTAAAATTTACTTAGCCCTTCTTTACTGCTGAGCCTTTGCGACCTGCTGGCATCATTGATGGTACTACCTTGCCTGGTCCTGCTGGCTTAGCTGTATCCATCTTACCTTCTACAGGCTTTGACATTGGTGCTGCTGCACGTGATCCTTTGTTCATTTTACACCTCCCTCAGTTATGCTGCGCCGCTTATAGAAGCTAGCAGGGTTGCTATATCTGGACGTTGTTCTGGACCAGCAGCAGGGGCCGCTCCGCCTTGTTCTGGAGTTGGCTGCGAGGCAGGTACGGGGGCCGCACCTGCTGCTGGAGTTCCTGGTGCTCCTGGCATCATTGCCATATCTGGAGCTGCTGGTTGTTCTTTAGGTGCAAATGCTTTTTCAATAACTGTTTCTAATTGAAGACCCTTTTGGCGGCCTTGGATAACTTCTGCAATACGGGAAATGATTTGGCTAGGGTCTTGGCCTTGCGCTGCAAGGGCTGGTATCGCCTGAGCGTACTGAGCAACAGCAACACGCAAAGAATCGCGCATCTCTTCAATGTCAACACGTTGTTCCTCCTGCGTAACATTGAGCTCCATTGGAATCTCACGACGTACATAGTCACGAGATACAAGCTTGTCGCTACGCATTTGTAGTAATGCAATGATGGCGCGGTTAGGGTCCATACCAGACATAATGCCGTAACGAACATCTACGCCATAGTTACCTGCAATTTGTCGTGATGGGATGTACTTCATATTAAATGGAGTACCGTCGTCAACGCCCTTGATTTCTTTAGTCATATTACCAAAGATTTTTTCATCTACTTCAAAACACATAGATACAAGATCCATAAACAAGCGAGCAAACTGTGCTTGCGCTGCCTTGATTTGTGTATCAAAGCCAGCTTGTAACGCTTGAACGCCACGACCTGTGACGATAGATGCATCAATGTTTCCTGAACGAGTCTCAGGATAACGAGCACCTGTACGTAGTTCACGCTCTAGAACACCAGATTCGGTGAAGACACCATTAGGAAGTTCTAGTGGAACACGACGAATACCTTGTGGGTTAGCAGAACGCATAATTGCATCAGGACCCAATGCAAGTTCTTGCACGTCTTGTGGAATAGCAATAGGTGCTTGGATAGATTTTTCTGCTGCTTGGATTTGCAATACTGCAAAGCGAGCACGAGCAAGTTGAACTGATAGAACATCATCAAACTGTCCACGAGCTTCGCCATCAATAGATGAACGCATTGCTACACCTGCTAGGCACTTGCCTACTGGGTTAGGTGTATTAGATAGAACTAGGTTCTTACGCTCTGGGATGAAGATTAAGTCCTGATCTTTGTCGTGGTAGCGAACTAAAGATACATA